TTTTGGCGGAGTGGGAGGGATTCGAACCCTTTTAAACACACTGAATTTCAATGTTAAATTTGATTTCTGTGTTTAAATTGTGTTCAATCCTCATTCTCGCATTTTTATTTCGCAATATGCTCATAGTATTCCATCAGCTTCCGCTCCGGGCCGGGGCCGTCTTTATCGAGCAAAAACGCCTTTGCCAGGGCGGCGTAGAATTCCGGGCGGTTGAGGCCGAATTCTACAGCGACCGGGTAGTAGTCCGAGTACATCATGTTCATGGTCACACCCCACGCCCAGCGCGGGACCACCGGCGCCTGAATGCCCATGCTCTCTGCCACGGCCGTTGTCTGTTCCATCGTCCAGTGCGGGCCGGTCGAGCCGTCGGCGTTCTGCATGTGTTCGGCCCAGTGTATGGCCGTCTCTCGGTCAAACTCTGCCGCATCCGGTTCGTCTTCGCGACAGTCCAGCTTTTCCAGCCTGCGGATCGTCTTCGCGTACAGGCCGACTTCCTCCGCGCTGCCGAGCGTCACAGGCTTCTCCATGGCCTCGTGCAGCTTCGTGTAAAGTTTTTCGACATATTCTTTCATCGTGTCATGCCTCCTGGATATACCGGTAGAGTTTATCGACGTCATTTTGGTCAAACCGCATATCGCCCAGCAGCGGGACGGATACGGTCAGCTTGTTCTCAAAGCGCGGACGCGCCGCGTTATAGAGCTTGTCGAGGTCGATGCTTCCGGTGTCGTCGAATATCTGCATCATTTTGACCGCCGGATTCTCGCGCAGCGCAAGGATCTTTTCGCGGCTGCCCTCCATGATGAGCGCCAGCATGATCCCGGCCCCGATGCCCTTGCCGCCCGGCAGGTGCGGAATGACCTCATTGTCCGCGTAGCGCATTGCTCCGCGCATGGCCTGATCTATCGTCACTGTCATTGCAGATTTCCTCCTTTAAGGATGGGGCGGCTATTGCCGCCCCTTTGGCTTAGTTGTTGCAGCAGCCGCAGCACTTCGGGAGCGGATCGTAGAGCGTCTGCGCCGTGGTCGCGGTGCCGGTGGTGACATCTGCGACCTGCTTGGGATAAAAGGTTGCGTTGACATAGGTCTTCAGGGCGTTGTCGCCGCAGCAGCGGCGCTCGGCCTCCATCTTGACCGCGCCAAGGGCTTCCTTGCGGACAGACTCGACGTCCTGCTTGACCAGCGTGAAGCTGTCCTCTGTGCGCTGGTTGTGGACGGCCTGCTTGCACAGCGCCTCATGGACGTCCTTGAGCTGCCTGTCGATATAACTGTACACCTCCAGCATCTTGCCGTCGTTGTACGTGTTGGCCTTGAGCAGCGCGATCTCGCTGTCCTTCGCGGCCAGCTTCTGTTCCCGGTCAAGATCGTAGCGCGTGACCGGCATGTTCTCACTGCACGTCGGCTCCTGCTGCCGTGCGGCGAGCATGGCGGCGACCGTCATGGCAGGCGTGACCGCCGCAGCGATGTCAGCGGCTGCCGACTTGTTGTTCTGGTTGAGGCCGCCCAGCAGATTTCCGAGCCCGCCGTTTGCCAGACCCAGCGCGGCGCCGCCGATGCCAAAGCCCAGCGCAGTCCCCGCGAGTCCTTTGCTTGCGTATTCCATAAAAAATACCTCCGGTAAAAATAAGTAAGCTGGCCAGCTCCTATCCTCAGTCTACCGGCTTCGCGCTTTTTCTGGGGGACATTTATGGGGCATTTGTGTACCAATTTTTTTATATTTTTTTGCATTTTCCTCTTGACTTTTGCGCCCAATGGGCGTATAATAAGACCATAAGATAAAACAAGGCGATAAGCCGGGAGGTAACAAAAATGTACGAAATGAACAGGGATATGATGGACACCATGATCCGCGACTGGCTGGCAGACAATGCAGAGGAGATGGCCGATCTGGTCGTCGATTACGACAGTATCCGGTACGACGATGATGAAGAAGAGTGGATCGCCGACGCGCACGACGACAGCACCAGCTACACGCTCAAGGCTTGCAGCGATGGTTTCATCCGCATCTGCTGATGATTGCGGCCAACGCAAGCAAGGAGGACGCGGGAATGAACGGCTACCAGCAGGCGATGACGCCGAAAATTGCAAAAATGAGGAGGAACCCACATGAAACTCACACCCGCAATCCGCGCTGCTCTCTACGCCGAAACAGGCGCATACACCGACCGCGACGCCTATATCTCCGATATGGCACTGTCCAGCGTCTGGGGCGATGCCGAAGACGCAGATGTTCCGGCAGAGCGGATTGCGCTGCTCGGCGGGATCTGGGACGGCGCGCACTGCACGATCCCGGAGCTAATCGAGAAATACGGACTAACGCAGACTGGCTTTGCGCAGTATTTCAACGTTCCTCTGCGTACCGTGCAGCACTGGTGCCTCGGCGACCGCGCCTGCCCGCCGTATGTGGCCACAATGGCAGCCGAGATTTTAACCTTGAGCAATCAGAGGTATCGAAAATGACTGGCTATCAGCAAGCGATCCTCATGCTGCTCGGCGTTGATACCTGCGGCAAGTTCCTTGTGCGCTGTGTTGATCGGTGGTACATCGACGCGGTTGCCGAGCTTTTCCCAACCGCGCCATACCTCCAGCACCGTGCAGACGGAAAGAAACCCTTTTGGGTTGTGAAATCCGCGAAGGTGCATCTTCTCCCGTCCCTCGCCGACGTGACGGATTGGCAGGGATTTTGCCGCGGTGTGGTGGAGCTGCAAGCTTGCCTTGATCTCTGGCCGCACAAGGTACGTGGCAATCCCATCAGGACACCACGGTTGCGGGTTTACGGGCAGCCTGAGCTTTTAACGCAAGTATCCTCGCATTTTCCGGCAGGGCCGAAAAAGCTGCAATTTCGGCGCACGCAGACCGGCGAAACGTGCGTCCTGTACTATCAAAGCCCGGCAGAAGTCGCCGATATTCTCAATTCGCTGCACGGCGAACCTTGCAACCGCGAACTCTGGTCCCGCTGGGACGCGCTCATGCAACAAAATAAGCCCGCAGGATAACTGCGGGCCTGATACAAAAGCACCCGTGGGACGAATCCCACGGGTGCTTTGCGTTATGCTCCTGTCAGACGGCGGGCGGTGTTGTAGATGTGCGGCAGGCGGCGGGAGATGGTCTTGCGGTCGATGCCGATTTCACCGGCCGCGTCCATCTGCGGGAGCCTGCGCACGATATAAAGTCTCACGATCTGCTGATCGATCACGTCCAAAAGTCCCTCGTCAGTGACGCGCTCCCAGTCGCTGCGCGTGAGGTGTTCCAGCTCCTTCGGCAGAGCCAGCCGCGCAGTTATGCTTTCGTCACTCCCTTCGGCCCGCCGTCGGGCAGGGCTTACTTTTCCTTGTGATTCAGCACAGCGATATTGCCCTTGCTGCTCACTTCGAGATCCAGCGCAGCAGCCAAATCGCGCACTTTGATGTAATTCGTACCGTTTTTCAGGATACGCTCAACGGCGACTTCCTTGCCGTCCATGATGATTTTGCTCTTTTCTACCATCTCAGTCTCCTCCTCTGCATTTTTTCCATCTTCGAGGGCCATCACGGTATGGCCCGAGCTTACCAGCACGTCGCCGCGCAGGAGATTCGCGTCCGTCGTCAGATACTTGCTGCCGGTCAGCAGCTTGAAGTCTCCCGTCGCAGGCCAATCGTGCAGCATACAGTAGGTGGTGCAGGAATTCCCCTGCTTTTTGTAGAGCGCGGCGACGGCCTCGCAGCCTGCGGCCACGGCGCAGAGCATCATGAGCGCGGAGCAGTCCGTCTCCACTGGCTTTGTGATCTTGCTCACGTCCCATCCGACGGCTCTGGCGGCCTCATACGCCGTGTTCCGGTCGCTCATATCGTAACCGATGTTCCGGTTTTTAATGGCCGCCTCGCACGTCTGCGCGGCCCGCTCGGCCTTTTTGCGGCTCTTGTAGCGCAGGACGCCGAGCCAACGCCCGTTGTACCAGTTGGAGATATTCAGCTCCCGCCCGTTCTGGTTGCCGGGCTGCTGGTTCCGGCCGCCCGTCTCGCCGAGGCTGGCCTGTCCGATCTTGATACTCATGCCCGCTCACTCCCGTACAGCTCGTGGTGCAGCTGCAGCACGGCGGCCTCGATCAGCTTGTCGATCGTTTCTACATCAAATTGAATGCCCTTCTCGGCGAGGAAATTCACAACATACGCCTTTTTCGCTGCGCCGTCCGTCGCGGTGTACAGCTGCTCCGCCGCCTTTACGCCGATCTCAACGTAAGTGCGGATCGTTTGCAGCTTGTCCGCGTCGATCTTCGTCTTGATCCACGGGATCAAAAATGCAGAGACGAGCGCGCTGATGAGCGCGATTACTGCCGAGATGATTTGCGTGTAGTCCATAAGTATGCTCCTTTCAATCTTTCAGCACGATCTCCGCGATGCGTGCTGCCGCTTCCGGGCCGTATTTTTCAGCCCATTTATCCATGTACTTCTGCGCGTACTTCGCGCGGTTCTCGTTCTTGGCCTTCCAGAGGTAAAAACCGCTGGAGGCCGTTGTTTCGGCCAGCACCGCAAGCGTGATCTCCGTCAGATCTGCGCCTGCCGCGCAGGCGATGATGAGCGCGAGGCTGACGAGCGCGCTGCAAATCATCCACTTTTTACTGAATTCCATTGCTATGCCCGCATTGCGCCTCCAGCTGGTGTAAAAACTTCTTCACGTCGCCGTTCCCGCCGAGTGTGACGTACTTCTGCCCGGCGATCAAACGCTCGGCCATTGGCATTTCCTCCGACATGATGGTCAGACGGAGAATTGCGAGATATTGCTCATCCTGATGCTCCTGCATTTTCCCGAGCTTTTTGTCGATCTCGGCTAGGTGCGCCTCCTGCGTTGTGGCCTTGCCGCGCTTTTTCTGTATCGCGCCGACGACGGCATTGACGACCGCCGTCAGCGCGGACGAGCCGAGCACGGCGCAGACGAGGGTGACGATGATGGTCTTGGTGTCCATGGTGTTCTCCCTTCTGCGTTATCAGATCGGCACGAAGGCGCTGTCCGTCCATTCGGCTTGCTTTCCGGCCTCGCCCATCCAGATCTTTGTTTCGCCGTTGTTGGTGTAATAAGCATTCTGGATCAGCGACATGCCAGCCTTCCACACGATGGGGTTGTCCGCCGTGCCGGCTTTCACGGCCTGTTCAACGTACTCCTGGCGAACCAAGATCTTGTTGACGTAGATATTTCGCCAGTCATATCCAAGCTTGTCCGACTGCGTGACGGCCTCCGTGATGCCGCCTGCGGCCTGTACCAGCTTGCCGTCCTTGATCGCGGATTTGATCTGCGTAAGCTTAGTTTCCGTCATAGGTAGCCTCCAGTTCCGCCAGCACGTCGCTGGCTGTTTTTTTGCCCATCTTGCAGGTGCACGTGCCGTCTCTGTTGTCGGTGATGGAGCCCGCGACGCAGTAGTCGGAGTTGTCCCATTCCTGCACCTGTTCGGTCGTCTCGCCGGTGGGGTTTCCGTCCTTGCCGTAGACCGGCACGGTGTCGCGCTGGACAATCGACCATACCAGCCCGTCCACAAACAGCTGCGCGGCTTGCTCGTATGTTGTCGTCAGCGTGACGGCCTTGGACTTCCGGTTGCCCCAGTCCCGGTCTGTGACCTTCCCGGCAATGCTGGCCGGGTATTCGGTGTTATTCGTCTTAAAATAGACCATGTTGACCTCCTATTCTTCTGTGATTTGCGCGATGACGTATGCATATGAGTCGAACCTTATACTCGCATTTTTTGTTACGGTATATGTGTACTCCACATGAGAGCTTCCGCTTGCAACGTCGTTTCCGTTTACGCCTACAAAACACCAGCCGTTCCCACCATCGTTTCTCAGCGCAATTGTTACCGTCTCTCCTTGCTCTACCTCCAGCGTTCCGGAGGTGTGTGCTTTCCCATTGTAAATTACGCTGCCGCTCATGTTCGAGCTGTCTATGGCGTTGACTATGGTGATCCTAAGCTTCTTCACGAATTCAATTGCGTGCACCGTGCCGTCGATGAGGACTTTGCCGTTCTTCTTGCTGTAGCCCGTGCCTCCGATCAGATCCCGACCGCCCTTGATGTTGTAAGCCGTGCCGCCAATGAGTGTCTTATGAGCCATGTGCCGTCCCTCCTTATTCGTACTGCCAAGCGATTGCACCATTGACGGCTGGTGTGGTCTCCGACGCATTCAGCGACATCCCGCGCACCATGAGCGCGGTGTAATTTGTATCGGCAGCGTTCACGTTGGTGGTGCGGTTCAGGCGGGCATTGATGGATACGTTGTCCACATTTCCAAGGCCGACGTTGGACTTGCTGACGCTCACCGCGCCTGTTTTGCCGTTGACCGATGTTACAGGTGCGGTTTTGAGGTAGTCCGTGCCAGCCACGGCCACGGCCCAGGCTGTCGGCTTCCCGCTGGCGTCCACCGCCTTAACCTTGATCAGGTCCCCGACGGAAGCACCGGAGGCGAGAATCACATCTTGCTTTCCGTTCCACGCGTCTTTGTTGCTGCGCACATTGGCGATAGCCTCGTCGATCTGCGCGCCGGTAAACTGGCTGTTGTAAGCCATACGATCACTCCTTCATACACAGAAAATCCTCGCCGTCTGCGGTCTTCAGCGCCTGCGACTCTCCCAGCGGGATAAAGCCGTAGTTGTCGTTCCAGCTGCCGTCCACGCCCTGCGCGAACAACGAAATGCGGTATTCTCCATCACCGGAAAGCAGAAAATCGTCGTAAACCTCAAAGGTGCGCTGCGTGCCCGCCGGGGTCTGGGAGAAGGACGCAATCAAAGCGCCCTTCCCGCGGCCCCAATCCTCGCCGGACTTCGTCGCGCGGCATTCGAATGCCTGATACGCGATGTCCGACGAGAATGTGACGGTGATCGAGTCGAATCCCGAGACTGCCGATATCTTGTTTCCGGTGATGGAGAAGGTCAACTCCGGCGCGGCCATTAGGCTGCGCTCCACGTCCCGGCGGCGTTCTTGACGAAGACCTTCACGATCTTCACGCCGTCGCCGGAAGACGCCGATTCGAGGTCTGCGCCCTTGACGGTGACGTTGATGGCGGTGTTCTTCTTGTAGCCGCCCTCTGTGCCGCTGACGTTGGTGGAGCCGCCCGTCGTCGGGATCTGCGTGCCCGCCGTGTGCAGGCTGCTCGTCGCCGGGACGACGCGGACGGTGTATTCCTCAAAGTCCACATCGCAGACGAAGGAGAACGCCGCTGCGTCGTAGCCTGTGACCTTGGAAATGCGGCTCTTGTCGGGGCCGGTGATGGTCACGGCGGGAATCGAGGTGTTGAGCGTGATGGAGTCGCTGGCCGCAGCCGATTCGTTACCGACGTCGTCGCGCACCTTTACATAGATCGTCTTCAGGCCGTCGCCGTCCGGGAGCGTAATGGATTTTGTGGCCGCGTATGTCTCCCACGACGCAGCCGCCTCCGTTCCCGCCGCCTTTGTGCCCCAGATCTTCATCTGGTAGCCGGTCGTCGCCGCGTCTGTGACGGAGATCTTCGCGGTGACGGTTGCACTGGTCGCGTACTGTGCGCCGTCGTTCAGTGTGATCGATAGACCGGCAGGGGCCAGTGTATCCAGCGTTAAATTAAAAAAGCTTGCCATTCGGTTTTATCCCCTTTCTTCGCTTGTGAGTTCAATGTACAAAAATCCGCCCGGTCTTTCGTAGATGGTTTTCGTGCCCAGGTGGGCGGATTTGATTCCCATGGAGCCGATGAACAGCTTCAGAATGCGTTTGAGTCCAACTGCCAGCATGTCAGCCCTCCAACAGATACAGTGTCCGCGCGTCCTTTTCGTCCAGCGCGTCATAGTCCGATTTTGTCAGCACGCGGATCTCGTCGATCTGCGCGGATGATATCCCCCCGCCGCCTCCTCCGCCGCCCGACTGGCGGGCTTCGTTGATGGCGGCGACGAGGGTTTCTTTGTTGTAGGTCTTGAGGTCGTTCAGGTCGCCGATCTGCTCCTGCAGCTGCGCCCAGACGGGGAGCGTGGGGTCCGCCGAAGGATCGCCGGACGGCTCCGCCGCAGGCTGCACCTTGCCGAGCGATACCCAGACGGTCGGCAGCACGACGCCGGAGGCGTTCGTGCCGTACACGCCGACGCGGGCATAGCGCCCCGCCACGGCGAGAATCTCTGGCGGGACGGTCACGGTATCGCCATCCCATTTCGCCGGGAGTACGTCGATGGTGGCCCTGCCGTTTGTAAAGACAGCGGTCTTCGTCAGCCCGTCCCAGTCGGATGAAAACGCGAATTCGACGCTGACGGCCTTCGCCATGCCCGCCGTCAGCACCTCCGGTGGCGAGCACAGATGCGCACAGGCTTTGGTGATGTGGATCTGGATCATGTTATTTCGCCTCCTATGCAATCACTGAGCCGTTCACGAGCAGCTTTCCGGCGCTGTTGCACTCCAGCACGGCCCGAATATTTGTGTTGTAACAAACATAGAACCCCGCCGCCGACATTCCTCTAAACCAGTTGTTTGTCGCTCCGACTGATTCGTTTCTGGATAATGGTGTTACAAATCTCCCGCTCATCCAGATGCCGTATCCGTCTTTTACAATCCTGTCTTGATACTCGCCGCTTCCCCCGCTGCTCGGCGGGCCTACGACATACTCGACGATATAGCTGCCGGAGATCCGCGCGACCTTGACGCGGTCGCCCGCGGCGAAGGTGGCCGACGTGTTGCACTTGTAATGCTTCGTCGTGGCCTCGGTCTGCCCCTCCAAAATGAGGGACAGGCCGTCTTCGTAGACCGCGCCGACGGTCGCAAGAAAGGCTTCCGGCAGATTTTCGTCCGGCATCTCGATATTCGTCACAAACAGGCTGTCGATTCCCTCCATTATGCGATCACCGTCCTTTTTGCAGAGTGTGTCATGAGGCTTCCGGCCTGCATCGTGACCGACCAGCCGGTTTCGAGGTAAATTCCGCCGATTTCGTCGTGCGTCAGGGCCAGGATATCGCCGACGCCGTGCCCCGGCTCATTGAGCGTGTAAAATGTAATGGCGCGCGCAGCAAGCAGCGACTCGTTGCGGCGCTTGTCGGCGTAGGCCTGCAGCTCCTCCTGCGAGGCGATATTGTCTACCCGCTCGACGGAGGTAATGCGCATTCCGCGCTTAAAGGTGGATTTCTTGGAGGCCGGATTGTCGTTGACGGCTGTCGCCACCATGGCCGCGTCCATGTCCGGGTTGTTGCAGGTCACGACGAAGACGTTCGGCGCGTCAAAAATGTCCGTTTCGTCCGACCAGTCCGGGCCCGGATGCTTCTCCGGGAGAAACAGGTCCGTCACGCCGTAGCGCCAGTCGATGATTGCTGCGGACGGCTCCTGATACGGTTCGAGGCGGCACACGCCGTCGGCGTCAAACCAGAGGCTTTCGTAATTGATCTCGGACAGCAGCGCGTTCACGATTGTCAGATAGCTCGTTCCAATCGGCCAGTCTTCGCGGTCTGTCGCCAGCACAGCGGCGTTCGGCGTTGCGATCACGAGCGAGATGCCGCAGGCTGTCAGCAGCTTGCGGATTTCGGTGATGTACGACGAGCCAGCGGCAAGATGCAGGAGCGTTTCTGTTTTCTGCGTATACACGCGCCAGCAGCGATCATAGGCTTCTATTTCCATGCGCGTGCCGGCGCTTGCGCCCTTGCTGCTGACGGTCGCGGCCTGATAGATGCCGAGAGAGTGCTCCGTCCCGTTTACGATGATCCACGGGCGCAGCTCGTCCGATTCCCACGCCGCTACGGCATTGGGAAGAAAGCTTCCTTTGAGCGTGCCGTGGATGTTCGCAGCGCGGTCGCTCATGATCTGCGGCGGGCTGCCGGTATCCCATTGCAGCTGCGTGATGGGCGCGCCGTTCCGGAGCACGTCGATGCGGTAGCTTACGTCACGGGTCAAGGGTGATCGCCTCCTCGCGGTGGATGTTCTGGAGCTCGAACGAGTACCGGCTCATGATCGCGTCGGCGTTTTTGTCCAGCGCGGCCAGATAGCCCGTTACCATATCGCCCTGCGTGGTCTTCGCGCAGACGAGCCGCCCGACGAGGGCTTCCAGCGCCAGCGCAGCGGCGCGGTTTTTGGCCGTAAACGCGCAGGAGATCTGCATGGCCATGTCGCGGAATTCTGTGCGCTCCGCGACGGGGTAGGCGAGGCCGGACATGTGTACTGTCGAGATCGTGGCGGCGCGGCTGATGCGGTTGGTGCGAAGGATCGTTTCGGACAAAGGCAGGCGCTGCCATGTCCCTGACTCCAGATCGCAGATCATGGCAGTATCCGGCAGGATCTCTGCGGTCACGGTGTTGGACAGGCCGTAATTGTCGCTTTCTGTATAGCAGCCGCGGACGCGGTAGGTCGCGCTGCCGATGCTGGTATGGTCGACGTACTGCTTTTGCGTGGTGCGGGCGATGGCGACGCCGTCCCGCTCGATCAGGTAAAAATCATAGCTGCCTGCGGTCTGCCAGGCCAGCGCGGCCTCATGGCCGGCGGTGACGGTCAGGGTGATGGCCTCGCCCTCTGTGTGCGAAACGGGCAGAGCGGCTGCGCTCCACTCGGACCACATGCCGTACTTGTTCTGCACGCGGACGCGGACGGTGTAGCTGCCGTCAGCGAGATAGACCGGCGAGCGCCAGGCCTTTTCCGTGCCGTAGACCGTGCCGGAGGCATAGCCGCTGGACAGCGTCAGCTGATAGGCTTCCTGCTCGGTGGTCTGCCAGGTGATGCGCGGGCGCGGGCCTGTGGACTGAATGACGATGGACGGTGCGGACGGGGCGTTGATGGCGATAAACTCTGCCTTGTCGCTCCATTCGGACGGCGTGCCGTCTGTGTTGTAGGTGCGCACGCGCCAGTATTTTGTTCCGCTTGTGAATTTGTTCGCCGGAACGTCGTAATACTGATTTTCGCCGGTGACGGTCGCGAGCGTGTTCCATGTCGTGCCGTCGGCGGACCATTGCAGATCGGCCTTGCTCTGCGGCGTGCCGGTGGAAATGATGTGCTGCCACGAGAAGCGGTTGACGATGGTCGCGTCAATGACGATGCCTGATGGGGCGACTGGTTTGCATGACGGTGTTGCCTCCGTTGTTGATACCGTCAGCCATGCGGACGTTGCCGTCAGATTGCCCGCTGTGATCGCCGTGATCATCCAGTCTATGGACTCGGCGGAAAATGTCTCCGCTGGCACGGTGTGGCTCTTTTTTGATCCGGAAACAGCAATGCTGTGCGTGGTCGTCGTGCCGGTTGTCCGCCAGTAGATCGTTGCGCGTGTCTGCTCGACAGAAACCATTGTCTTATCCTGCTGCTGCACATCCCACGAGAAAATACTCGCAACGTGCTTCGGCGTATATGCGCCAGCTGCGGGACTCATCGCAGAAATCACAGGCTTCTCAACAGTGAAGCTCGACCATGCGGCGGTTACGGTCCCCCCTTGGCTTGTGGTCAGTTGTATCGTCCATTCCAAACTCCCGACCGGGAGAGTCCCTGCTGGCATCGTTGCGCTCGTTTCGTCTGCGCCCACGCTGACCGAATTAGCCGTGCTCGCGTTTTTTACCCGCCATTTCAGCGTTTGACTTGCTACTGTTGGGAGCTCATAGGTGTAATATGAATCCCACTGCAAGGACCACTTGAATTCTTGCGCAATTTCTGACGCTCTTTTCCCGCTTTCTGTCAGATAGATTTTCGGAACCGTCGTCTGGTCTTCATAGGTAATTACAATATATGGCTTATTGCTTCCCTTCGCAGATTGCACCACGACATTCATATTCGGGTACACGCATGCGCCATTTTCAAGCAGCATTTTTAGGTTTGCCGCCGATATTGTTGTCGCTGTGCTTCTGTATCTGTTGTTTTCCATGCTATAAGGTTTAGGGATCGTTGCGAGTTTCAAGGCCATCCCCGGCATTGTGTTGTATGTAACCGACCTGAGCTGCGGCTTTTTCGTCAGGAGATATATTTCCGGATCGTTTGTTGTTCCGCCAGAATTGATCTGTGAGCAGAAAAGATTGTAGGTTATCGCCGTTATTTTTTTGTATCTAAGCGCTGCAAGCTGCGCGCTCGTTGGTGCAAACGTCATCAGCATTCTGCAATAGTTTCCGAAGTCGTCTGATGTGGTTTGCGTTGCACTGTAATAGTTTGTATTTGGATTATCAGTTCTTACGATTGCTGAGTCGTTCGCGTAAAGTGTAAGCGTTCCCATTTACTTCGCCCCCATTCTGGCTGTGATGCGTGCGTTTTTGGCGATGCGGAGGATGGTGTCGAGGTCTTCGACGTGGTCGACGTAGACGGTGGTGTTGTAGGTATCGCCGGAGGTGTAGCGCGTTTCGCTTGCTGTCTGGATGCGCGATCCGGACGGCAGGAAGATCCGCTCGAGACCGTTTTCGTTCACCCGCGTCCATCCGCCAGACCAGTTGTCGGTGCCGGCGGCGTTGCCGCGGAGCTTTTTGAGGTATTCCTGCACCCACAGATCCTGCGACTTGCCGAGGACGGAGCTGTCGCCCGCACGCACAAGGGATTCATACTGCGCGTTCGCGTAGGACTCCATGTTTCCGTAGGCCTTGCCGGTATCGGTGTCGAAGTAGCTGCCGTAGCCGTTCGCGGCGGTCGCGCGGTTCGTATCCTGCTGCATCCACTTGGTATTGAGCTTCTGTACATTCGACATCTGGCCCTTGCCGTAATTCAGGCCGAGCGCCGTTCCGACCTTGTTAAAATCGAGCGACAGCAGGCCGGACACAAAGTCCCCCGCGTCCGCGATGGCCGCCATAAGCTCTGCAAGCGGCCGCAGCGCTCTTGTCAGCGCCGGTACCTTATCGTTGGACAGGGTATCCATCGGCGCGATGATATCGCCCGCCGTTTCGAGCAGCATGCCGAAGGCGTCAACAAGCCCGGACTGCTGCAGCACGTCGCCGATGTACTTGATGCCGCTGGTCACGTCGCCGTAGAATTCCTCGAGATACGGCGCAAACTCCACGGCCAGCTGGTTTTTCACGCCCTCCTGCGTCTTTTGCAGGCGCTGGTATGCGTCGTCGACCGCGCCGAGCGCGGAAAGCGCCTCGTCGTCGAGCACGTAGCCCATGTTATGGGCTTCGTCAGCGTAGGCCTTGAGGGTTTTCGATCCCTGGATGATCAGCGGATTCAGATCCTGCGCGGAGCGGCCGAAAATGTCCATGGACATTGCGTCCCGCTCGGTTTCATTTTTCACCTGCCCGAGCGCGTCAATCGTTTCGTAGAAAACGTCGTTCGCGCTGCGCATGCTGCCGTCGGCATTGGTCACGGAGACGCCCAGTGCCTCAAAGGATGCCTTCGCATTGCCCGTGCCGTTCATCGTGTCCTGCATGTTATTGGTCAGTTTACGGAGACTGCCCTGCAGGGTGTCGACGGATACGTCGATCAGCTCTGACGCATAGGCAAACTCCTGCAGCTGCTGTGTCGATTGCCCGGTCTGCATGGAAAGTGTGATGATGTTGTCGGCAAAAGACGCAGATTCCTTCGTCATGGAGATCATGGCCTTTTCGACTTTTACGATCGCCGCCGCGACGGCAGCGAAGCCGCCAGCCAACGCCAGTGACTGCGCATCGAGGCTCCCCATGGCGTTCATGGAGGACTTCATGCCGTCCGGCAGCTGAATGCCGAGTTTCTGCGTCAGGCCGTTCACCACGTCGCCGAGGTTGCCCATCTCCTTGCCGGAGTCGGCAATCTTCTGCTTGTTTTCGTCGACCTGATTGTTGAGGTTGTTTAGATCTGCCTCTGCGTTGTTGAGGCTTGCCTGCCACTGCATGGTGCGCTTGTCTGCCTCGCCGTATTTTTCTGCGGACTGCTGCAGGGCGGCACGCAGATACTCGATCTTTTCGGTCTGCGTGGAAATCTTGCGCTCTAAGACGTCATTCTTGGCGTTTAGGGCCTCTACGCTGTCCGCGTTCTGCGCGTAGGCAGAGGATACCTTGCGCATTTCCGAGTCCAGCACCTTCATGCCGCTGCCGATCTCGGAAATGGCCTGCTTGTATTCTTTTTCGCCCGAAAGCGTAAATTTTGTGTTGATGTTCGGCATGTTAGGTGCCTCCGTTCAGATAGGCCGACAGGCTCTGCGGCTGTTCCTGCTGCTCCGGCTGCTTTTGCGGCGCAAGCGCGTCAAGCAGGAGCGTTATGCGGCGCGGGGACATGGTTTTCCAGAAATCCCGCTCCGGCAGATGCAGCCGGAAAAGCCAGATTGCGAGATAGCCGGGGAAATCAAAGCCCAGCTGCTTTGGTTCCCCCGGCTGTGTCAGTTTTTTTCGTTTTCCTGCGGTTTCGTTTCGGCCCCCGCATTCTTCAATACTTCGGCCCGGACCAGCGGATAGATCAGCTTTCCGGCCTCTACAGTCTGCGTGAGCGTGAGCTTTCGGCCCAGCTGCTTCCGCGTAAATACCAGCGGCAGTCCGTTCTCATCGGTGATCCCCTGTGAATCCGCTGCGTCCGTCAGCATACCGGCGAGAAACGCCAGCGTACTTTTGATCCCGCGGACCCGGTCGAGCGCCTGAAGAAGGTTCCCGTCATACTCGTCCTGCACGTAGGCAATGACGTTCATGTTGCACTCGAGGCGGTACTTCCGGCCCTCGAATTCGTAGTCGACGGTTTTCAGCTTGGTTGTTTCCATCAGGTCTCACCCAGCTTTCCCTTGATCCAGGCAACGGCCTCCGCCGCGGTGTCGACGCTCTCTGTCTCGAGCAGCAGCTCGTCGGTCGAATCGTCTGCGAGGAATTCGCCGGTCGTGGTCGGCGTGTTGAACTGGATGTTCTCGCCCTTGGTCTGGTAGGACAGCGAGGGCGGACCGAACAGCGCTTTCGGCACCCAGACGCAGGTGTATTTGGTCACTCCGTCGATCTTATCCGGCGCGTAAAAGCCGACGCCGACATAGTTTGCGATGTCTTTTGCCGAGAATTTCAGATTTTCCTTGCTCGTATCGGATGTGCAGCCGTAGAGCATCGCCTGTGCGGCCCTTTTGATGTACTTGACAGCCAGCGAGATCGTGCCGCCGGTGGCAAGCTTGATATACTCGGCAAGCTTGGATTCTGCGTACAGGCGGCCCTCGGCGAACTTGAGTTCCAGCTGCGCGCTCATGGCGTCGCCGACGTCGGTCGGCTCTGTGTAGGTCACGGTGCCGGACGTGTTTTTATACTTTCCCGCCCGGATGCCGCGTAAGTCAAAACTAGGCATTACAGTAAGCCCCTTTCTTTCAGCTTTTGTGTGAGGATTTTTTCGAGTTCCGCGTTCACGCGCTTCTGCGCGCTGCGGACACCCTTTGTCCAGAAATAAGTCCCGTCGATTTTTCCGTATTCCGCACTGCGGCCGTAATTCAAAACAAAAAGCACGGTCGCTCTGCGCGTTCCGTGCTCGTTTTTGCCGACTGCCGTGATAGTGATATACGGATCTCCGTTTTTGTCCTGCTTGATGGTTTTTCGGTATTTCACGCTGGAGGCGTAGGCTTCCGTTCGGAACCCGCTCGCCCGGACGGCATTTTGCAGCTCCTCGACGATGATATCCCCGGCGGCGTATAAAAGCTCCTGCTGCGTTTCGTCGTCAAATGCGTTGGCCTTTTGGAGCGTCGCTATGAGCTCATCCGTGCCTGAAAACGAGATCCTAGCCATATTCCGCGCCCTCCGTTTCGGCGATGAGCGCGATCTGCGTGCGGCCTGTTTCCTTGTCGTAGATTTCCATGTCGACGGTGACGATGTAGCCTGCTGTCTCCAGCGCGGCTTTTGCGCGCTTCAAAAGTCCGGCGGCAAAGCCCTCGGCGAAGATGGAAATGGCGTACTGCACGCCGGTCTCGGCCTCGCCGCCCTCGGCGTAGAGCTGCCCGGACTGGCCGAGCAGCTGATAGGTGATGTAGGTTTCTTCCGCGCCCTTGTAGGGCGGGTGGCAGACCGGAATGCCCAGGTCTGCCAGTGCCTCATAGATCATCATGCGCCGTCCCTCCGCTTGCAGGTCAGCTCGGTTTCCTCTGTTTCCTGCCCGTAGCTGCGGACGACGTCAAAGACGTCGGAGCCGCAGACGAGCTGCTGCTCGCCGCCGTATTCCGCGCTGTGCATGCGGAAAATTGCGTCCGTGCGCTTGCCGGCTTGCGCGGCCTGATAATACTCGGCACGGTTTACGGACTTGCGTGCAGCCCAGACGGTGGTCTCCCGCTCGAGCTTTTCCGTCGTCTGGCCGTTTACGATGGGGTAGGAGAACAGGCGCAGCGTGATCTGCGTGTCAAAGATCACAGCAAGCACCTCCTGCTCCGCCGCTGGCCGGGACTTCCCGGTAATCGTCCGAGAGTCCCATGGCGTCGCGGATATCTGCAAAGCAGGTCTTCCATTCCTCGCCCCGTCCGCAGAAATCATGCTGCCAGCGGACGTAGGCGCGGACGGCGTCCTTTACCAGCGGATCTTCGTCCGCTCCCTCTGCGCCCGCAAGGTGCAGGCGCATGAGGCAGGCGTCGATCTCGTCTTTGAGCTCGTCGTCAAGGGCGTTTGTTGTCAGCCGCAGGGCGGTTTTTGCAACGTTGATCAAAGCCATTGGTTATCCCTCCCTGTTGGCCGCGCGCCGTCAGGCCTTCTTCTTGGTCAGCGTGACGAGGCTGTTGACGTCGGCGCACGCGCCGTCGGCGATCTCGATGGCCTTTGTGACCTCGTCGTCGGTGTCCTCGTCGGTGTAGCGCTTTACCGTCATGCCCATGTTCTCGTTCCAGAGGTAGTACGCCGGATCGAACATAAATGCGAAGACGGTGTCGGCCGTGACCGACTCCGCAAAGGCCGGCAGGTAGTCGCCGGTCAGGATGACCTCTCGGCCGAGGATGTAGTTGACGGGCTTGCCGTTGATGCCGTAGTTGACGCGCGCGACGGGCTGGCCGTTGTTGTCGACCATGCCGACGATCTGCGTCTCGAAGGTCTTCTTGGACATGAACCAGACCGCGCCGTCATATGCCTGCGGCAGCGCAGCTTCGGCCTTGCACAGATCCTTGTAGGTCAGAGCAGTTGTCGCGGCGGCAATGTTGATGTTCTGGCCGGTCGGGGCGGTCTCCGCAAGGATTCCCTTCGGCTGGCCGGAACCGGTGCCGTTTATGATGGCCTGCTCCTTCGCCTTTACCATCGCATTTGCGACGTTCCGGACAAACTGTGCCTCGAACATCGGGTATGCCATGATAGAAACTTCCAGCGACATGGAGATCGCGCAGCGCAGCTTGTGGTACGCAAAGACGATCTTGCCGGTCGAAGTCTTCTGCTTGTCAGAGCCCTCGCCCTCGGCGACCCAGGAGGCCGTCGGCTTGGCCGAGCTGGTCGGGACCTGGACGCCGCCCGCGTAGGACGTGTGTGTTACGCGCGGCAGGATCATGCCGATGGCTTCCATCTTCTCGTAGATCTTCTGGATGGTCGTGGTCGGGATGACGCTGCCGACGTCGGAGGTCTTGGTGTTCGCGTCCGCGTTGGTCAGCTCCGCGGGGATCTTCTTGCCGGTCAGGACGTAGTTCATAAAGGCTTTCTTGTACTCGTCGGTGTCGTACCGGTCGAGCACGTCCGGGGTCTTGGCGCCGCCGGACAGGTCGACGGACTGCGCTGCCGCAGCCGGGGCCGCAACCTTCTGGCCTGCAAGCGCGTTGAGGTTCGCCTGGATCTTGGCTTCCTCCTCAAACTTGGCGTCGAGGGCTTCGACTTCCTTCATCTTGGCCTGCGCCTCTGCGGTCTTGCCTTCGTCCAGCAGCTTCTGGGCGTCGTCCATGAGCTTCTGGCGCTGGATGTTGTAAAATTCCTTTGTCATTTCAATTCTCCTTTGAGTTTTAAAAATTTCAGTTTTGCTTCTGCCTGCGCCCGTTCTGGCATAAAAAAATCAGGCTCTGCGGCCTGACCTTTTAAAAAGTTTTCCGCGCGCCGGAGCGCGTCTTCGCTGAGCATGCCGGAATAAAAATCCGCTGCCATCGGCTTCTGGCCGGTATCCGGCTGCATCACGCGGTCGACGAGTCCGAGTTCTACGGCCCGCTCCGCTGTGATCCATGTTTCTGCGTCCATCATGGCGGCGATCTCCGCCTCCGGCCTGCCGGTTTTGGCGACGTAGGCCGAGGATATCGCGTGATTTGCGTCGCGCAACGTCCCGGCGGTGTGCTCCATCTGGCGGTAGTCTCCGCTGGCCTCAGTCTGCACGTTGTGGATCATCATCATGCCGGTCGGCGTCATTTCTGATTCTCCCGCCATGGCGATGATGGACGCGGCCGAAGCCGCAAGGCCTACGATGCGGATGTGGACGCCGCCTGCGTAGCTGCGCAGGGCGGTATAGATCTCGCTCGCGGCGAAGATCTCGCCGCCGCCGGAATTGATCTCGACCTCCGCCCGCTCGCCGTTGCCCTTGGCAAGTGCGTCGGCTACGGATTTAGGGCTTGTCGCCTCCATGCCGTACCACTGGTAAAAGCGGTGCTGATTGCTGGATACGATTGGTCCGCGAATGCTGATCTTCATGTGGTTTCATCTCCTTTCTGCGTGGTGTTCCGGTCGACCGGCTGCGTGTCCAGCCTGCGGATTGGCTTGTCTCCGCCGTCGACCGGTGCAAGATTGAACGCACGCCGCCATTCATTCGGCGTCAGCGCGCCGCGGTCGACCATCTGCAGGAGGTTGAGCTTGGTCGAGGTCGAGGCGAAGTCCCACGCGGACGCCTCAAAGACGATGCGGTTGCCGCAGCCGCGTTCGCGGCGGGAGAATAGCTTCCGGGTGTACTCGCCGCTGAGCTGCTTCAGCACCGGCTCGATCTCGGCGTCAAAATAGGCGTTCTGCTCATCCTCCGTCGCAATGGATGTGACGATGTGCGGGTTGGTATTGAACAGGGCATAGATGCGCTGCGTGGTCTTATCCATCTGGGCGGCGTTCGGGACGTAGTCCTTGGGGTCGATCTGCTTGGCCTCGGCCTTTGCGTCGACGGCCGCGACGCCCGTGCCGTTAGTCACGTTCAGGAAACTGTCCGCGAAGTCCTGCGCGCGCTGCTTCACGTCCTCCGGGCGCATGGACGCGGCGAACATCAGCAACCAGCGAATCACGGCGCTGTTTCGGATGGCCTTTACAATGCCCTGATCTGTCGTGGTGACAATCTCCATCAGCGGCACAATGGCCGGAGCAATGGGGTCGCCGAAGATGTCGTTTTCGTAAAAATCCCCACGCAGGTGGATCACATCGTCGTAGGCAAATGTCAGGACGTTGCCGTTCTGCATGTAAAATTTCATGTACAGATTCCCGCCTGCGTCGTAAACGGCGTCGGCCTGCATGGCCGCGACCGGGAAAATGGCGTTTGGCAGACCGTTTTCATCCCGCAGGATCACGGCGAAGGCGTTGTTGTTGAGGACCAGCTGCGCGGCCAGCTTCTCCTGCAGCAGCTGGCCTGTCATGTACTGGTTCGGTTCCTCGAGCAGGAACCGGATATACGGCTCCGGGTTTACAGCGATCTTCCGCGTCTGGGCGGTGATGGTCTCCCGGATGTGCTTGGCCGTCAGTTTGCCGATGGCCTTGATCTTGGGTCGGATGCAGGCGCGGACGATATCGGACTGATACATTTTGCCGTTGTAGCTGTAAAAGCCGTTCCCGCGCTCCTGCACCATCTGGACGGTCGAGACGCGCTTGGTGGTCGTGATATTCGTCAGGAGGTTTTTAAAAAATCCCATTGTCTCACTCCTAGAGCATACTGGTGTATTCTGCCTGCTTCTGATCGTAGATCGTGTAGGCGTCTAGCAGGGCCGCCGTGCCGTCGATGCGGCGCGTGGACTTGCTCGTTTTATGCGGCTGGATATTGCCGTTTTTGTCCTCGTCGTAGGCGGTGTTTGCCATGCACCACTTATCAATCGGGTTGTTGTTGTAGACGATCCGCTTGGATTCCAGATCGTTACCGCATCGCTTCATCGGCTCGGAAAGCGTTTTCACGCCCTGATGCACGGGGATCATGGCCTCTGCTCCAAAGTAGTCCGACATGCTGTCCGTCCAGTAAGACGCCGACCACGCATCATAGCCGATAAAGGGTATAAAAATATCGAGGTCTTCCTGCACCTCGACAAACCATGCTTTGACGTCCTCATAGCGGATCTTGTTTCCCTCTGACAATCTGAGCAGCCCGCGCTCATTCCACTTGTCGTATGGGATTTTGTCCTCCGTGACGCGCTTTTCCAAGAGATCCTGCGGCAGCCAGTACATCTGCAGCACAAACAGAATCTCCGGCAGCTCTGGCACCTGGAACAGCACCTTTGCCGCCGTCAGGTCGGTGGTCTTGGAGAGGTCCGCGCCGCCGATGCCGTATCGCGGGTAGGAAAGCACGCGCTCCTGCGTCTTGCCGTCCGGCATGTGGTGCTGCCAGATCAGGCGGCGGTTTTCCTTGTCGAGCTGGAAGGTGTCGCGATTGTCCAGCTGCTCAAAATTGAGCCAGGCTTCGGAGGACGTTTCGCGGATGTTGAAATCCTTGCAGACGAGGTTTCGGACGAGGGCCGGGTTTTTCTCCGCCCGCTCGACCCGCTCTTTCAGCGCCGTGTAGCTCTTGATCGTCCCGAGGCCCGGATTTGCCTTTTTCCAGCAGTCCGGGTCGGTCCACTCGCTGCGCTTGTCGAGCTCGTAAATAAACGCGATCCGGCGCGGGTCGTGGTACCCGTCCGGATCTTCATAGCCGTTTATGATGCGCTCGGCTTCTTCGTATTTTTCGTCGTAGATGTCCTCGCGGATGGTGCCCGCGGTGGAAGTGATAAAGATCAGCGGCTGCTCACGGGCCGTCACGCCGTCTGCGATGATATCATACAGGGCGCGCCCGCTCTTCCACTGGTGGATCTCATCCATCATGGCCCCGTGGATGTTGAGGCCGTCGAGGGTGTCGCTGTCAGAGGCCAGCGGCTTGAAAACGCCGTCGTTAAAATCGCTGTCCAGCTCAGCGACCAGACTGCGCATCCGGCGGCAGAGCGCCGGGGACTTCTTGACCATCCGCTTTGCTTCCTGCCAGATGATCTTCGCCTGGTCTCGCTTGGTGGCCACGGCGTAAACCTCTGGGCCAGCCTCGCCGTCAGCAAGCTGGAGATATAGGCCGACGCCGGATGCCAGCAGCGATTTGCCGTTCTTCTTGCCGACGATGAGGCCGGCTTCGCGGTACTGCCGGTTCCCCTCGATGTCGATAAACCCGAAGACAGTCGCCAGCAGCGCTTTTTCCCATAGCTCCAGCCGGACGAGCTGTCCGCCCGCTTTGCCCTTGGAGTGGTGGCAGTAGTTTTCAAAAAATTCGAGGACGTGGTTGGCGCGGCGCGGCGAGTAGTAAAACTCGGAATCTGTGTTTTCCAGCTGCTCCACCACGTGCTGGTAGGTCTTCTGCACTTTCAGGCTGACAGTCTCGCGGCCAGACTGGATCGCGTCCCAATACTCGAGGATGGGGTTGTAGGTCTCCGGGTAGCGCGTGAGCTTCATTCCTCGTCACGCTCCCGGACAAAGCTTGCAAATCCGTCGTCCTCCTGCTTCTGCGCGGTGTCCGGCTTCGGCAGGAGCGTCGTGAGCTGCTTGATGATCTTCTGGTAGTTCGCGTTCGTGGAGTTGTACGCCTGCCCGATGGGCCGGGCGCGGTCATATGGCTCGAGCCGCTCCGACTGCTGGAATTTCTCCGTCCAGCCGTTTTCCCGCAGGTCGTCCGCCATGTCCTCGCACTCGATGCGCATAAAGGCAGCCTGATCGATGAGACCCGCGACGGTCCCGGCCGCTTCCTTCGGCAGATTCCGGTAAAGCTTTTTCAGGCGCGCTTTCTCCGCGCGGATCCGCTGTTCTTTGGTCTTTTCACGCTGATTCGCCACAGAAAACGCCTCCTTTTCGCGTGATTTTTGCCGTCTGTCCGCGCGTGCGCGTAGATTACTTATCGCCGCACTTTTGTAGGGGGGCCTCGCGAACGGCCTGCGTATTCTTCCGAGGTAGGGCGTGCGGTGATCTAGCCGGCGCCCCGGCCTCGCGCGACGGGGGGGATCGGGTCGCCGGCGGCGTCGAAGAAAATTTTTTGCGTCAGAGATTTTGCGACGCCGTGCCCGTCAAACTGATCGTGGCAGTCCTTGCAGACGAACTCGAGGTTGGAGTAGGACAGGCTGATGTCCGGGTCGGTGATGTTGTCCGGTGTTAGCGCCCGCTTGTGGTGGACGATGTAGCCCGGCTTGTCCCGGCACTCTTCGCAGAGCCCGCCGTCGATGGTCCTGCGGAACTTGATATACCCGGCGCGGCATTTCTTCCAGCGCGCGGATGCGTAAAAGCGTGCGGCCCATGGCTGCATCCTGTTCCCTCCAATTCTTCACGCTATCACTGTAGCACATTTTCTTGGCCCTGTTGGCTCAATTTTTGCGATAGCCAAGCTCCCGCGCCGCTTCGTATACAAAACGGCTGTACATACGCTTGGCTGTCGACTGGCTGACATGCACCCGGCGCGCGGCGGATTCCAGGCTTTCCCTCGGCCAGATCCATGCGTGCAGGCGCACGACCTCCAGCACGTCAGCTCCGTCCCGCCATGTCTGTGCGGTATTGATCGCGGCTTGCACGGCAGCATAGTCCTCGTACTCCCGCGAAGATAAAACGCGCACAGCGACATCCTCGACGGCGCGCCCGGAGGAATGTCCGCCCGGCTGTGCAGAATATCCCGGCGTGATCTTCTGACGGCTCATGTCCCGAACCTGTCTGTCCAGTTTCGGGAATTCGCCGATGGTGCGGCAGACGTTCCAATACCACCAATATCTCGTCTTTGACACTTTCCCACTTCCTTCCTGCTTCGTGCTAAAACCTTACGCATATACAAGGCTTAATTTAAGCGGCTCCCGTTCCGCTTGTGCTCTGATCTTGGGTCGACTACATACTTATAATATTGATACCCGTACTTCGTCGTCCGGGCTTCGACGAGGATATAACCTCGCGGGGCGACGGGCGGATGCTTGGGGCTGTACTCGCGCACGGCCTTGGTCGCAGGTTCCGGCTCCGGCCGGACGCAGCTGCGGCTGGCCTTGTACCGGTGCCCTCCGAATTCCTTTTTCCAGTGGCCGTGCAGGTAGTCGGCCAGCGCCTTATAATCCCGGCCGTGGTCGACTTTGTTTCCATTTTCGTCCATGTAATAGTTGTGTTCCCGCAAATGCCGAACCTCGATCACGCTGCCGAGGCCCCAGATCCTGCCGATCTCATCCTCCGGAATGCCGTCCGAGATCATGTGCAGATGGAACCGGCTTGTCGACTTGCCCTGCCCGTAGACAATCACGATCTTGGCGTTTGGGTATTTATATAGTAGGCGGCGATAGAATCTGTTCCGAATCTGCCGCATTTCGGCAGCAGTATGTACCTCGTTCTCGGCGTCGAGTGTCAGCGTGGAATACAGGCTGGTCGGGCCGAAGTTGGCATTGACGAGCGCTTCCAGCTTCCCCTCGGAGATTTTCCGGTTGAATTCGTCCTGCTCTTCCCGCGTCTGGAACCGCGGCTTCTTCGGCCGGCTGGTCTTCGGATCCGTGCCGCCCGCCACCGTGTACACGATCTGCTCGCAGACCCTCCCGGAAAACTTCCGGCGCTTGTGTCTCTTTACCATAGCTCCTCCTGCCTCGGTTTATTTCCCGAGGCTCGCAATGATGCCCTTTTCACGTTCAGACAGCTCCCAGACGTGCGCGGCGGCTTTCTCGGCTGCGGCTTTCTCGGCTGCGGCTTTCTCGGCTGCGGCTTTCTCGGCTGCAGCTCGGTTTGACAGCAGCAGTCCGCAACCAAAGATTGTCTTTCCCGTTTCGCGCTGACTATCTAGTTTGGTAACGCACGTGCAGTCCTCGCGCTTAACCGCAAATTCTACACCGTAGTGCGCATATTTCTGCAGCATGGCTGCCGTCAGCACATGGTCCGGATATGTATATTTCGGCAACTTCCGTTTCGTCTGCGACTTTATCTGCTGCATTGCCCGCTCGACTGCCCTTCCGAGTGATGGAGCGCTCTGCGCGATGTTTCCTCCGAAACTTGTTACAAACGCCGTGTGAACGACTGCGCCGTTTTCATACGTGATGCCTGCATCGCAAATGATATGGTTCATCCTCATCACAACTGATCGGCCGGAGAACACCGTGAGCGATGGCGCAAAAAGAAAGAACGCAATCCCTCTGTCTATGTAGAATTCGCAGATTTTTGAAAGAATCGAAAAAGGCGGGTTGTCCAGCACGACGCAGCCGTCCGGATAGTCAAAACGCTCATAATCCCCACCCGGATAGAATGGCCGCACGATGCAGGCCGGATCAATCCCATATTCACTGCACGCCCAATCCCGGATCGCATCATAAACAAGCGGTGGCGTGTAGCAGTCGTCCGTTGTCTTTTTTTGTTTGAATTTCTCCGTGAACGCATCGTATTCCGGGTTGTCGTCGAATAAGCATCCCTGTTCCCATTGCATGCTGTAGCCCTCCTTTGTTTTTTTCTGCCCGCTCAAAGCGTGGCCGGAAATTCCGGCCACAGTTTCAACGGTCAGTTCGTGTATCCGCATGCCTTGCATGTGCATACGTCTGTCTCAGCGTCCCATTCACAATCTGATGCCCCGCATTTCGGGCAGTGCCCCCACGCGCCTCGTGCTCCTTTGGGATCTGGCCCCGGCCCATTCAGCTTTGCATACCATGGATTCCCTTTCTGGCCCAGCGTTTCCCAATTTGCGGTATGCTCACGATTATCCCCGCGTGCCTCTCTTGCCTTCTCGATCCGCATTTCCAGCCGTGCGAGTTTTTGCTTTCTGGCGTACTGTACCTCTGCCGCTACACCGAACGCCCACATCATTTCATCCAGTACGATCTGCACGTCCGCGATCTCCTCGGCGATCTCGTCATAGTTGTCAATCAGTCCGTCCCCAAGCCCACCGCGGCCCGCAAACGTCACCCGCTGCGCCTTGCACAGCTCCTTTGTCAGCTCTGCCATTTCTTCTATTGCAACCGCAATCTGCAAATCATAGCCAAATGTCTCAATCGCAGACCAATAGATGTTTTTTGTGTCTGTCATTCCTGCGCCGCCTCCAGTTCCTTTCATGATCCCTGCCATTTTGATACTCCCTTCAAATTGTGATGATCTCCCGCCTCGACTGGCGGGTAAATTTGCGTTCCGGGCAGAAGCGGCATTCGGTGCAGCTCCAGGCGCCGCGGTAGTTGTTGCGCGTCGGGCAGAGTGGGTTGTAACAGATCCCGGAGCCTGCCCGCTGCGGGCCGCGGCCGAATTTTTTCTTCTTTGGTTCGGCTTTTGGCTTTTTGTCTGGATCCTTCTTGGTGACGAGCATGGCCGCGCGTTCTTTCCGGAGGCAGCCGCAGCTTTTTGTACGCCCGTTCCGGAGGTATTTTCCGTCCTTGCTGCAGATTGTCCCGCATTTACACCGACAGATCCAGTGTGCCGTGTCTCCTTTTTTGCTGGTATCCCGCCCGATAACGTGCAAATATCCAAAATCCGTGCCCGTCAGATCGACTACGTGTGACATTTCCATTCTCCTTTCGTCCGGGGGCCGGTATTCCGGCCCCCGCAGCAGGGCGGGCTTTCACCGCCTGCGCACCGGCGCGCCGCGCTCGCTTGTCAAACGCTGCGCATTTCCGGGCGAGCCTCCCTTGACTGCCGTCAGGCGGCTTATAAAAAGGAGGCAAGCGATGCACGGAGGCTATGCGAGACCCCCGTGTGGGGTAACGTTGACTGGTTCCGTTCTCGCGCACGTTCCACACGCGCCTTTTATCCCCGGCGCACAGAGCTTGAGGGAACTTCCTGTGCGCCGGGTGCAGTGGCCGTGGTGATCCTCCCGCAGCCGTCTCATGGCGGAGCGGCCGCGGCATAAGTCCGATAAAATATGTACCCCGGCTGATTGCCTATGTCTCCTGGCGGATATCCTTGTGGTAAAGGCCATCTTCACCCCTGACCAGCGGCAGCGCTCTGCGCCGCTCCCGCTCCTCCGGGTTCCAGCCGCACCGCCTGCAAAGCTCCGGTGCGAGCTTTGACCACCGGCAGTCCGTCCCGCTTTTCGCCAGCCCGCACGGGCCGGCTTCATTTTTTTCTTCCGGCATTTTTAAATCTCCTGTACGTCGATTCCATTTTTTGACCGCATGAATTTCCGGTTGCGCAGATACTCCTTTGTCCGCGTCGGCTTGGACTTCACATCTTCGACGACGAGCTTGCCGCCGAATTTGTACGAAAAGTCCGCCGTGTACCGGATCGCGCGGATCCGCTCTCCGGTTTCTGTCACATAAGATTCCTGCAGCGTGAACTGCGGTTGCAGACGCAGATCGGAGATAATGCCGGCCCGCAGCATCACCATCAGCTCGTCGTACCGCCGCGCCTCCTTCTGGCTGTCGAAGCGCAGCTCTCCGCGCTCGGCGGGCGTGCTGTGATACTTCGAGGCCTTCTTCGGCGCCGCGGCAGCCCCCGGCATCTGCTGCCGTGCATAAAGCTCCCGCATCCGCGGCGGCATGTCCGCCATGCTCTCAAACCGCAGCCCGCTCATTCGGCTGCACCGTCCATCTTCGCGCCGCAGTTGGGGCAGTAGCTCGCACCATACGGCAAACATCCGCCGCACAGAGAGCACAGCCAAAAACACCCTATGTCTCCGTCTTCAATTTTTCGCCCATGCACCACCGGCGCAACGTCGGCGGCGGGCATATCCGAGATGGATTGCAAGTTTTTTGCGCTGCACCCGTCCTGCATTAGTTTCATAAGTGCCGCTTCGCGGCTGATGTAATCCTCAGGCATGGTTTACCTCCCTCAACCAAAGTTCACTTGCCTTCATCTCTCCCGCATGGAATGCAGATTCCTTCGTTATTCCTCCCTCGTCCATTTTCTTCCGCAGCAGCTTCGCGTACAGGGTGATTGTCAGCGTATCCTCTACCACACCGGCATTTGTCTTCCAGCGCGGCTTTGCCGTCAGCCCCCAGTTTGCATGGTTCCGGCTCGTGCCGATGGACATCAGCAGCTTCTTTGCGCGTTTTCTGGTCATGTCGCGCCCTCCATCTCCTGCAAAGCCTTCTCGGCTTCCTCGTGGGTGAAAAAAGTGTTCTTTCCGAATCTATCCGGGCTAAACGTGCGCTCATTCGTATTCCCTATTTTATCGACGTGCTCACTGTGAACCCATGAGATACCTGTTTCATCCACCGCGTACCCTACCACCGCAAATTCTAGAATCTGCTTGCCGTTTACGAAATAAACCGTCTCGCCCACTTTGCACGGCAGCACCACCACGCGCCCGTCCTTGTCGGCCTCGGCAAGCTCTACAAGCCTGCTGATTGGCGTATTGTTGAGCGTTTCGAGATCAACCATGCGCTTTGCACATAGCGCAAGCTTAACCGTTTCCACTGCTTCCGGTTCAAGCCCCGTGTCCTCGTAGGCTGCGAGTCGCTCACACACCGCTGTTTCAAACGGGCAATCCTTGATTTTGCACCCGCTGCCGTAGCACGGTTCCTCAAAGCAGCGCGGATAATAGGCATGACGGGTTTGTTCGCCATTCCATTCAGTCAGTCGTTCCATTCCGTCTACATCCTTTCCTTTTGTTCAGAATCGTAATGTGGAGTTGGCGTCCAAGCCATTTCAGCCCATTGTCCGTGAGCGTGTACCATGTGCTGACTATTCCTACTTCTTTCTGGACAACGTCACGCGGCACTTTGTCTAAAATTCGATTTCCGGAAAGTGTGTCTTCATAGTAGTTCCGGTATGGGCGGTAAAATGCCTTTCCATGCCGGTGATACGGTCGCTTATGGTCAAGCCCGATCATGTGCTTGCAGATTTCGAGCAATCTTGCGTATTCTTCCACCGTAAAGTTCATCTCGACGCCCATATCCAACCCCATATCGCCGATCGCGCCCGTGTATTCTCTGTCTCGTTTTTCCACCCAACTCCGAGGATGCTTGCAGCCGAGCCGACCGTCGCTTGTTTCATAACCGTATTTACCCTCATTTTCTGGGCAGACATCTTCCTGATCAGAAAGTGGGCAACATTCGCAAATCATTCAGATTGCTCCTTCCTCCGGCGCTTCCGGTACGCCGCGCAATACATCTGCAAACATGTGTCCACTCCCAGTTCTTCTATCAGTTCCGCGGGCGGCTTCTCTTTCCGGTAATACGGGCAGCCCGTGCAGTCTTCGGATAGACCGCCCGGTGTAGATGTGCGACGCAGCGTCTGCACGATTTTCTTTTCTGTCATGTCGTCTCCTTCCAAAATTCGTTGAACTTTTTCCCAGTGATAATCGGGCGGCACCATTCGCGTTGGAATCTCCGCCATTCAGAATCGTACTTTCCGTCCTCTCCGCGAAACAGCATGGCATACGGCACAAATCCCGCTTGCATGGTCTGCGTCAGGCGCTTTTCAGCATCCTCAAAGCTATCTCCGTCGTAGCCGCACAGCACATAGCAGCACATGGTGTGGCTCGCTGGGCGAAATCCTGCCGTCCGCAGCTTATTTCCCATCTCGATCAGAGGTTCCAGATCGTCCTTTGTGTCATATGCCGTGTATAGGCGCGCCGGTTTTGCTTCATACAGAAGATCCGCTTGCCACTGCTGGAGCAGCGCCGGTTCCAGTCCGCCTGAGAATACTGCCGGGTGCTTCTGCCGCTTGAGCATGTCACAGACTGCCCGAAAATGTGCTTCTGACGTTCCCAGAATATTGTCATCAAGGATGTTCCATCCATCCACGATCGGCAGCTCTTTGATTTCCCCGTGCGCGCAGCGCGGCACGGAGCAGAACCAGCAATCCTTTGTGCAACCGCGCGAGGTGAGGATCATTCCGTCCCGCAGATACAGCCCAGGCGTAAAGTCTCCCATGCGATCATCAAACGCCGGGCCGCCGACCTCAACCGGCACGCCGAGGATCTGCCATGCGTAGTACAGATCTTCGGCCTTTTCGAAATCCCACGTAAACGTTACGGAGATATGTACCTCTATCACGCCCGCTTTGATGCAATCGGCGATATTCTCGATGGTTGGTTGCCCGAAGAACGCCAGCGCATCCGTCGGCGACATGGCCGTTTTACGCGGGAATACGCGGGCGATCATAGCGCGTCCTCCTCCATTCCTTCAAGAACCATTTGTCCAGGCAAAACGCCGTCCTCCAGACTCCAGTGCAGGACGTCTTCGCCGGTCTGCCAATCGCACGGCAGGCCGCGGCTGCGGCGCTCCTCGATCATCCGGCCATAAGCCCGGATGTAGGCATCCCGGTATCCGGGGTAGCGCGCGAGCTGCACCTTCCGGTGCTTGCCCGCCATCGGGCAATTGATGCAGCCCACGCGATCTTCGCCGCAGGCGTAAAGCGGATTCATACAGATCTTTTCTGCTGCGCAGTAATCCCAGATGGATTCGGTCGGCCAATCGATAATCGGATTGACCGTTCGGGTCCCCTTGAGCTGGCAATTTTCTATCAGCATCCGGCTTTCGTCATTGTCGTTCATCAGTGTCAGCCGCTTGGATTTATCCCTGTGCAGGGCCTCCATAACGCCACGGGATTTGCGCTTTTGCGATTCCTCCCAGCGGACGCCGGTCGCGATCCACCTGCCACGTCCGCTGGTCTCTTTGAGCGCCGCGCAGCAGTAGCGCATAATGCGTGTCGGCGGCACCAGCTTCAGCGGGATTAGTCGCCACATGGTCATGTACGTCCCATCCGGCTGCTTGTGCTTATCGATATCGCACGGTACGCCCGCCAGCTCCAGCCTTCGGAATGTTTCCCGCACATGATAGACGGTCTCCGGCGCATCAGCTGTCGTCAGCGAGTGCAGCGCCTCATACGGGATTCCTGCCGCGCCCGCCAGATGCAGCAGCACGTCCGAGTCCTTGCCACCGGAGTACGTAATCACAAGTGGCTGCTTGTACAAGCGCAGGCTCATATCCGAGGCCATTTTCAGCCGCTCAATCGCGGCTTGTTCTAAGTCCATTGCCGTCCTCTCTCCCCGGCGTCAGCTTCGCCAGCATGATCTGCCCCAGATCCGCCACGTACACCAGCCGCCCGCGGCTGTACACCATCAGCTTCTCGCCCTGGATTTCCATCCGGTCAGCCTCGATGTTGGTGATATCCTGGCAGGCGTCACACACAAACCTCATACCAGCGCCCCCTGCCTGTTGTCCGGCTGATAGCCGAGCTTTGCCACGCTGGCCGTCTGGTGGTATTCCGGCCGCTTGAAACTGTAGCCCCAGCGCTTGGCCGCCCAGAAAAGGGCCGCCGTTTCATCCGCCGCGTGGACGGTCAGCTGACGCCCCGCGTAATTCACCACGAAATAATGCTTGCCGGTATATCCCGGCTGCTCGACGATATCCGCGCGCCTCGCGGGACGCTCGCCCGGGTAGTCGATGCTATTTTGCCGCATAGCTCTTGCCCCTCCTGTCTTTGTTTGCCGCCCGCTCAAACTGCCGGGCGGCGGCTCTGTCTGGTTCCAGACTGAGTTTGTCCTTGTGATTGACGTCGTAAATGTAATTCCGAATGCTCTCATAGAGCGTCCAGCTGCAGCAGCGTGCACTGCATCCCGGCTCCCGGCCGGGGCAGTCCTTCGCGCACGGCGGCGGGATCTGCCGCATGCGCGGCGGGTAGATCTGCGCCGTCATAGTGCTTCGTCCTGCACGCACAGGAGCCAGTATGCCAGCTTTTGCAGCCGCGTCTCCTGCGCCAGCAGCGCGTCCGTTGTTTCGTGGTCGACACGCGGCATTTCGCACAGGAGCGCCCGATCATTCTTGAGATCGTCCGCGTAGGCGTTCACCGCCTCGATCACGTCCGCCAGCTGGTCAGGGCGGAAGTCGACCGTGATCTTGCGCTCCGTCTGTTCTGCGACATTCGCTCTCATTTTCTTCAATTTCTCCTTGCTCTAAGATTTTTTTCGTGCTATTCTCATCTCAGGAGGTGATTAACATTGAGTTCCAGAGAGGTCAGCTACAAAGAGATCCGCTTTGACTGTAATGAGTTGCTTTATCTCTACATGCACATCGAGGATGATTTTGCCCGCCGCCGGGAAGCCATGCCAGATACCGTAAAAATGTCACCCGAGGCCCGCTCAGAGCTTGTTTTCCAGTACACTTACTGCGAGCGCGTCTACCGGAAAGTTCGCGCCGCGCTGAAGCAAGCAGCGCCTGACCTGCTTCGCAAGTACGAGGAGCAGCTTTGAAGTTCCACCGCCCACTGGTGCAAACGGCGTCCCATGCCGTTTGCGCTGGTGGGAATTTTTTTATTTTTAACACGTTCTCCACCTCCATCACAGGCACACCCCTGTGAAAAACGTCGTCAGCGACACGCCGCCGAGGACGGCGGCGATCTCCGCCGCGTGGGCGCAGCCCGCAATGATGCACAGCGCGAAGCCCACGCCCGAGATCCACACGCACCCCAGCCGGGCCAGCCGCCGCATGGCCTTGCGCGTCTGGTAAGCCTCCCAGATCCGCCGCTGCCGTTCCTCCGTCACTTCCTCCGGCTCGACCCCGAGCCGCTCTGCAAGATTGGTTCTCATTCTGCGTCCTCCTTCGTCTCCGGCAGACGTTCTGCCGATTCTACCAGCGCCATAAGCCGCTTGTAGTTTTCCGTCCTTTCCCTGTCGCGTTTTGCGAGGTTTGCATGCCGTTCAGACAATTCCGCCACTTGCGCGTGTGCAGCCATGTTCTCGTGCTCATTCGCCGCGTTGTTTGCCACGATCACAAGCAGCTCCAGCGTGTGCTTCAGCTCAAACCAATCGTCTCCGCTGAGAATCAGTTTCCGCATTCCGCTTATCCTCCTTCGTCTCCGGCACAAATTCCGCCGATTTTACCAGCGCCTCCATGCGTTCACACATTTCGGCCTCTTTTCTGTAGCTTTCCGCGAGATATACAGCAGGCGGCCTTCTTTCTCCGGTTGCCGTTGCAGCGCGTCTTTCATGCTCGGTCGCCGCAAGGTTGGCTCTGATCGACGCCATTTCCACCACAAATTTCAAGTTTACCCATTGCTCAGTTGTAAGCATCAGCTTAACCACTCCGCTTATCCTCCTTCGTCTCCTGCATCCGCCTGACGAGCCGCGCCAGACGGGCGTTTTGTGTAACGAGCTTCTGCGCGTCCATGTCAAGCCCCTTGCGCTTGAGCCCGCCGATGATCTGCGCCGCCTGGCACTCACACACCAGCGCCGCCTCGATCAGATCGTGCAGCTCCTGCGCATCCAGCGTCAGGGTGTATGTACGGGCATTTGCCATGGTTAATAGCCTCCTTCGTGTTCCAGCAGCCAGTTTTTCAGCTGCACCTGCGCGGTTGCGAAGCACAGCTCCGCGTCGCAGTCCTGGACGTTGACGAGTTCTTCGTCGTCCCCGTCGTAGGCGGTTCCCCTCCGCCACACCCGGACACCCCAGTCCGTCACCTTGCTATAGGTGATTTCAAGGTGCATCGGGTAGGTCTTCACCTTCTCGGCAAAAAACTTGAGGAAATCATCCATTCCCAAGCTCCTTTCTGAGTCGCCCCGCGATGGCTGCGCAGCGCTCTGCGTGCTCACATCTGATCTCTGTATCCGCGAAGCCCTCAGCGTGCCTCTCGCATGTGCTCCCGTATGCCGTCAGTTTTTTCACCGTCGCTTCAAACAGCGGGCAGTTTTGGCAATAATCCTCTACGATCAGCTCTATCACGTCTTCTTCGCCTCCTTCTGTTCCTGTTCCCGGCGGTATCGTTCCGCTGCCCAGCGGGCAAATGCGTCGATTACTGGCTCGCCGTTTTCTTCGCCGGGACGCTTGTATTCAAAAGTCTGGCCCGGGAGAAATCTCCCGTCCGGCCCCCGTTTCCACAAAACGGCGATCATGGTCTCACGCCTCCTATCTCTGTACCATCCACCGTGCCAGCTCCGTGAGCGACACCGTGTACTTGTTCCCGATGTGCCGGGCCGGGAACCGCCGGTCGGCCAGCAGCGTCCGCCGGTCGATCCCCAGCGCCGCCTGGCATTCCGTGATCCCGATCGCCGCCCGGCCCGGAAACATATCCGTCAGCAGTTCCAGCTGCGGCCGGTATCCTTCCAGCTCTCTCGGCATCCCCTCACGCCTCCTTCCGTTCCTCCTGCTTGGATTCCTTCGCCAGCATCATGCCATAGGCGATATCGCTCAGGCGCTGCATCTCTTTCGCGTTCAGCTTGTCTGCGATCTTGGTCAAACTCTCGTTGACCTGTTTTTCCTTTTCAGACATTGTTCTCACCTCTCGATGTGTTGCAAATTGCTCTCGGTGTGATTATATTACATCGCAATGCGATATTTGTCAAGCCCGTTTTTGCAAAAAATATTGACAACGCGATATTGCTGCGATATTATATAGTCACAAGGAGGTAACAAACTATGCAAGATCGTATTAAGGCACTCCGCAAGTCGCTTGGACTTACGCAAAAAGACTTCGGCGAGCGAATCGGTGTGCAGGCAAACACTATTACCAGCTACGAAAGCGGCGTCCGAACGCCGAACAACTCCATGATCCTTGCTATCTGCCGGGAATACGGCGTGAGTGAAGACTGGCTCCGCACCGGCGAAGGCGAGATGAAGCAGAAGCTGACACGGAATCAGGAGATTGCGGAGTTTATGGCTTCCATCATGCGCGACCCGGATGACGCGCCGCGCAAGCGGTTTATCTCCATCGTCAGCAAACTTGATGTTGAAGAATGGCAGTTGCTCGAGGATATCGCAAAAAAATGGGCCGAGGACGAATAACCGTCCCCGGCCTATTTTTTATTCCCGCGCCTATGTGACCAACTTCCGCACGAATCTCCAGATCAGATCCAGATCCGCATCTGTGGCCAGCCGCAGCAGGCGTTTGATCTCTTTCAGCAGCAAATTCCGTTCCATTTCCATAAGTGCCTCCATTCTTCCACAAAAATCTCTTCTATTTTTTGTTTATTATTGCCGTTGAGGTTTGCTTCCATTTGATTTACAATTTAGATAAGATGTTCCTTTTCATCGCACGATTATCATAGAACATCCGTTCTATAATTACAATTATAAGATTTTATAAAATTATCTTATAATAATTGGAGGTTTTGCCATGAGGCAAGCATGGCGCAAGGTTTTGCTTGTGCTGGTCTGCTGCGTACTGGCCGTTGCCGGATGGATTGGGCTTTTGAATCTTGCGGAGGTTGTTTCCGCTGCCCGCTCTTACAGGGCTTCTCCCGCAGAGCTCCGCGCGGCTGCGGATGCCGCTGTGCTTCCTGCCGCAGACCCGGCGTTTTCCGGCAGCGGAGAATATACGGACGCGGAGCAGGCCGAAGCGCAGGCAGAGTATTATGCCAGCATCGGCGGCGACCCGCTCGATGTGGAGCCGCTGGAACCGATCATCGGTAAATTTGTATCCTATATCCCCGGCACGCTTCCCGCCGAGGCTCCGCAGATCTCCGCCTCGACGAGTGAAAATGTGCAGACGTTTATCGTAAATACATCCAGCGGCTATTTCCATCTTGCAAACTGCTACCACGTCCGCCAGATGGACTATGCAAACCGCAGCAGCTACACCGGCACCCGTGCCGAGGCTGCGGCTCTGTATACGCCGTGTAAGGATTGCAATCCGTAGGAGGGTTTATGTACTGTAACAAATGCGGCAAAGAGATCGACGACGAGGCTTTGATATGCCCGCACTGCGGCTGCGGCACCGTGAATTATATCCGCGATCAGGCAAAGGCGGAGGCCCGCGTGCAGGTGCAGGCCGCACCGGCGCGGAAGAAACGCTCGACTGCCTTGCTGCTCTGCATCTTCCTCGGCGGTTTCGGCGCGCACCGGTTTTATGTCGGCAAGATCTGGACTGGGCTTCTTTGGCTCTTTACGCTCGGCTTTTGTGGCATTGGCACGCTGGTTGATTTTTGCCGAATCTATGATAACAAATTTCCAGATGATGCAGGCCACCCGCTCTATGACGAGTATACGGATGGTTTAACGCCCGAGGAATACGAGGAGGCCGTCGCCGGGCCGCGCAAGGTGCGAAAGATCGTGATCGTTGTTGCGCTTGCGCTGTGTACCGGCTGCTTCTTGATCCTGCGTGTCATTCCGAGCCTGATGTACGCGCTCGGTTTTTGAGGTTCGCCCGCGCCGCTGGCCGAACAACGGCGCGGGCTTTTGCTTGCGCAGGCGACCGGGAGCCGTCTGTAACTTTAGTGTAGCCTGTCCACGGTAGACTTGTAAAGATATGACAGTTGCTTTTTGCAGTCAGACGTCTTGCTTTTTTGGGGGGAATGATATGTTTTGAAGGAAAAATTATCTGATTTATGCCGTGAGCAGAAGCAGACGATCACTCCGCACAAAACAAATCAGGACGTCGCCGAAAATACCGACCTTTCCGTCGGCACCGTCTCCCAGTTCTTTCGCGGCGACATCAAAAATCCGTCTGTTTACACGGTCGGCCCGATCTGCCGGGAGATGGGTGTCTCCATGGACGATTATTTCGGCATCCCGCATGACGATCCTGCCGATCCTGCCGAGCCTGCCGAGCCTGCCGATGCCGAAAAACTCCGTGCCGAGACCGCAGCGCTTCGTGCGCAGCTTGCCCAGCAGCAGAAATCCCTGCGCATGCACCGGCTTGTGACGCTCATCCTCTTGGGTATTCTTTTGCTGTGCGCCCTTGCGCTTGTGGCCGACGTGCTCATCCCATCGATCGGCTGGATTCGCACATGAAAATTACCGCCCCGGCCCGATCAGCCGGAGCGGTATTCTTGGAGGTTTTACGATGCCAATTCCCAAATACTACGTCAGGCCGGACGGCCTGCATGAATCCATCATCACAGTCAACGGCAAGCGCAAAGCGTTTCGCGGCAAGACAGACCGAGAGGTCTGGAACAAGATCAAGGCATACCGCGCTGAAGCCGAGAAGCCAAAGACCGTCCCGTTCTTCGACGTCGCCCACGCCTGGTGGAACGAGATCGAGCCAACGCTTGCCGCAAATACGCACAAGGGCTATAGTCCCGCATACGACCGCGCCGTCGAGCAGTTCGGCCCAGAGGACGTCTCCACGATCACGGCCAAGGAGATCGAAACGTACATCAATCAATTTTCCAAAACACACGCGAAGAAGACCGTCATCACCCAGCGGCAGATCATCCGGCAGATTCTGAATAAGGCCCAGCGCGAAGGGTACATTGCCTTCAATCCCGCCGAATCCGTCCTGCTCCCGAAGAACCTCTCACAGAAGAAGCGGCACGCGCCGCCCACCGACCAGATTCAAAAGATCAAGGCTAACGTAAATGACGAATTCGGCCTTTTCGCTTTCCTGATCTATTATACCGGCTGCCGACGCGGCGAGGCAGAAGGGCTGATGTATGAGGATATCGACCGCGTGAAAAACCGCATCAGCATCAGGCGCAGCGTCTACAACGTCAGCACCAAGCCGGAGATCAAAGAGCCGAAGACCGCCGCCGGTATCCGTTCCGTTCCGCTTCTGCCCGCTCTGGCTGCCGTCCTCCCGGATAAAAAACACGGTTTTATCTTCTCCCCCGACGGCGGCAAGTCTCCTTCGCCCGACTGGATCATATCCCGTAACTACGCGCAGTACCAGAAGCGCACCGGTGTCACCGTCTCCCCGCACGAGATCCGCCACGGCTACGCGACCGCCCTGCATGAAGCAGGCGTCGACTACAAAACCGCCCAGCAGCTTCTCGGCCACGCCCAACTCTCCACCACTATGGATATCTATACCGACATCCTCGACACCAGCATTGATAAGGTCGCCGCCCAGATGGACGCGGCATTTTAA